TTGTCCGTTTTTCGCGCGAACCCCGCCGATCGGGACTGGTGATGGCCGGCCCGTCCCGGTCCGGCCCGGCCCCGACGCATCTGACCCGACGTGGCCGCAACCACACCGCCGGGAACACGGTTTCCGAGCTCGCGACCCGTCTCGGCCGCCCGTTGTACCCCTGGCAGCGTGCCGTCGCCGACGTCGCGCTCGAACGGACCGGCCGAGACCGGTGGCGCTACCCCCGGGTGACCGTTTCGGTGCCCCGGCAGTCCGGCAAAACGACACTGACCGCGCTGGTGTGCCTGGCCCGCTGCCTGACCCAGCCGGACGCGCGGGTCTGGTACACGGCGCAATCGCGGATGGACGCGGTGGACCGGTGGCGTGACATCGTCCGGCTGCTGCGCCGCTCCGGCATGGTGGAGTTGCCGGCCCGGTCGCGGGCGGAGGGGCCGTGGGAGTACCGGGTCAAGGGCGCGGCGGGTGAGGAATCGATCGAGTTCGTCAACGGCGCGCAGCTGCGGGTGTTCGCGCCGGCGCGGGATTCGCTGCACGGGGCGACGACGGACCTGGTGGTGATCGACGAGGCACGGTTCTTCGACGAGGTGCAGGGTCGGGACCTGATCGGGGCGATCGAGCCGTCGCAGCTGACCCGGGACGGGCAGTTGTGGATCGTGTCGACGGCGGGCGGGCCGGGGTCGACGTTCCTGGCCGGTGAGATCGACGCGGGCCGCGCGTCGCTGACCGGGCGGCGTTCGCCGCGCTGTCACGCGGAGTGGTCGATCGGCGGTCAGGACGCGGCCGGTGGTGATCTGCTCGAGCGGGTGTGGGCGGCGCATCCGGCGGCGGGTCGGCGAGGTGGGCCGCGGCGCGACGCCATGGTGGTGGCGGCCGACTCGATGCCGGCGTGGCAGTTCGCCCACGAGTACGGCAACCGGTGGCAGACGCAGGAGGATCTGCGGTTGTTGCCGGAGCCGGCGTGGCGGGCCGGGACGGTGCCCGAGCTCGGTGGTGGGCTGCCGGTGTTCGGGGTGGATGTGGCGGTGGACCGGTCGGCGGCGGCGATCGTCGCCGCGGTCGGCACGACGGTGCAGCTGGTGGAGCACCGGCCGTACGCGGACTGGGTGACCCAGCGGGTGTTGGATCTGGTGGCGCGGTGGGGTGCGCCGGCGGTGGTGGTGGACGCGGCGGGACCGGCGGGGACGGTCGCGGAGCAGCTGCGTCCGCATCTGGGGGACACGTTGGTGGTGACGTCGACGCGGGAGTTGGCGGCGGCGTGCGGCGGGTTCTATGACGCGGTGATCGCGGACCCGCCGGGGGTGTTGCACACGCCGAACCAGATCCTGGATGACGCGGTGGCGGCGGCGGCGCGGCGGTCGGTCGGGCAGGCGTGGATGTTCGACCGGGCCCGGTCGGGCCCGGCGATGTTGGCGATGGTGTTGGCCTGGTGGGCGGGGTCGCGGGTGGCGCCGGTGGAAAGGTCACAGATATGGGTCTGAGGGACTTCTACCGGCGCCGGGTCGAGCTCGAGCAGCGGGCGGCCGTGTCGTCGACGACGCTGACCGCCGGCGCCGGGCGGGACATCCTGTGGAATTCGCCGGACGGGTGGGAGGTGGAACGGCCGGGCCTGTGGTTCGTGAACACGCCGCCGGACGGGACAGTCTGGGGTAACCCGCCGCCGGGCGCGGGTGATCCGTGCGGGTTCGGCACGTTACCGGCGGTGCAACGGTGCACGTCGCTGATCGTGGACGTGATCGCCGGGTTGCCGTGGGACGTGATCCGCGGCGACTGGGAGATACTCGCGTCGCCGTCGTGGATGGCGGATCCGCAGGCGAAACGGGTCGACGGGCGGGTCGTCGGCCCGTTGTCGATCGACACGCAGCTGTCGGCGGTGGAGTTCTGGTCGACGTGGATCACGTCGGCGCTGTGGTGGGGTGACGGGTACGTGTACGCGCCGCTGCGGGACGCGTACGGGGCGCCGCGGCCGCCGCTGTGGATCCTGCACCCGGATGCGGTGCAGATCCGCGGCGGCCGGTACTGGGTCGCCGGGGACACCGAGGGGCCGTTGCCGGTGGGGACGGTGCTGCATCTGCGGGGCGGGCGGATCACCGATGACGGGCACGGCACCGGGGTGTTGACCCAGCACGCCGCCGAGCTCGGGATCGCCCTGTCGGTGCGTGGTTACACCGGGCAGCAGTACCAGTCGGGGATCCCGGCCGGCTACATCGAGTCGTCGCAGCCGAACCTGACCGCGGACGATGCCCGGTCGCTGCAGGCGGCGTGGGAGGCGCAGCATGGTGGGCGGCGGCGGGTCGCGGTGCTCAACGCGACCACGAAGTTCACCCCGATCGCGATCTCCGCGTTGGATGCGCAGCTGGCGTCGGCGCGGGAATGGTCGCTGCGGGACGTGGCGCTGATTTTCGGCATGCCGTCCTACATGCTTGACGTGCCCGGGGATTCGGCGACGTACGCGAACGTGGAGTCCCGGATGATCCAGTACCGGATGTTGACGTTGCTGAACCCGTGGGTGCGGCGCATCGAATCCTGTCTGGATGCGGAGTTCCCGGCCGGCACCACGTTGAAGATCAAAACGGCCGGGTTGGAACGGGCCGACACGAACACCCGCTACCAGGCGTACAACCTGGCGCAGATGAAACCGGACGGCACCGGGTGGATGACGACGGACGAGATCCGGGCGTTGGAGGATCTGCCGCCGCTCGACGAGGCGCCGCCGCCGGCACCGACCCCCGCGGCCGCGGCGGCGGCGCCGCCGGATCCTTTGGAGGTCACACCGTGAACGAACTGTCGATGGAACTGCGGGCGGTCGACCCGCAGGCGCGGACCATCACCGGGATCGTCGCCCCCTACGACGAGGTGTCCTACCTGACCCCCGACCCGGCGGGGGAGCGGATCGTGCGGGGCGCGTTCCGCAAGTCGATCGAGCAGCGGGGCGGGAAGGTCCGGCTGTTCGTCGCGCATGACAACCGGGGTGCGGCGGTCGGGCACGCCACCGAATGGGTTGACGACGAGGCGGGTCTGTCCGCGGTGTTCACCGTGGCGGCCGGGGCGCGTGGCGACCAGGCGCTCGACGACTGCCGCGCCGACTTGTACGGGGGCCTGTCGGTCGGGTTCCGGCCGCTGGTGCAGACCCGCGGTGAGGACGGGGTGCGGGAGATCCGTGAGGCGGCGTTGGCTGAGGTGTCGCTGGTCGGGGTGCCTGCGTATGAGGGGGCGCGGGTGTTGGCGACCCGGTCGCGGGCCGCGGCGCCGGCGTTGCCGCCACGCCCGGTTGTCGACCTTTCCCCGATCCCGGCGGTGTGGTTGTACGATTCGGGCCGTTAGATCGTGGCCGCTGTCCTGGCCGGCTACCTGAACCGTGCATCCGCCTAGCTAGCGGTCGCCGGCGGTGGTCACCCCGGAAGGCACCCGCGACGTGAGTGCTTATTCCGTCGTGTGTTCCGGGAGGACACCAATGATCCATTACATCAAGCGGCTGCTGGACGAGCGGGACAAGCTGACCGCCACCGCAACCGGCATCACCGACAAGGCCGCCGCGGAGAACGTCGACCTGTCACCCACTGAAGAGGCGACGCTGGCGACGATCCAGGCGCGGTGCGCCGAACTGGACGCGCAGATCACGACCTACAACGAGCAGGCGGCGTCGCAGCGTGCGTACGCGCAGCTGCGGTCCGCGGCCGAAACGGAACCGGCCGAGGACGCGCCCGGCACCGAGATCGTGCCGCGCCGCGCCGGCGCCGCCGCCATTGAGGAGTCGTGGCTGGCGCCGATCACCCGATCCGCCGAGTTCGCCGCCTACTCCGGGCACGGCACGTCGGCGCGGGTCGAATGCGGGTCGGTGTTCTCCGAGCGGGCCACCATCCTGTCGACCGACGTGCCGCAGCCGCATTACAAGTGGACCGGCAACACGCAGGCGCCGATGGTGATCGCGCCGCTCACGGCGGCCTGCGGCTACCAGCGGGTCAACGCCGGCGCGGTTGACTACGCATACATCACCCCGACGCCGGCGAACGCCGCCCCGGTGGTGCCGGAGAACACCGCCAAACCGGAGATGACGTTCACCATCAACCCGCGGTCGGAAACGTTGCAGACCTACGCGCACTGGAAGGCGCTGACTCGGCAGGCGCTCGACGACATCCCCGGTATCGAAGCGTTGGTCCGCACCCAGCTGCAGGCCGGGTTGCAGATGGCGATCGAGAACGGTGTCGCGGACGCGTTGAACGCGGACGCCACGTTCCTGCCGGTGTCCGGCCCGTCGATGCTGGCCGCCGCCCGCATCGGCATCGCCGAGCTGCAGTCCCGCGGGAAGGTGTCCAACGCGTTGCTGCTCAACCCGCTGGACTGGGCTGACATCGACCTGGCGATCCTGGCCGGCACGCTGGGCGGGCCGGTGTCCAACTCGTCACCATGGGGGGTGAAGATCGTCGCGTCGCCGCAAGTAGCCCAAGGCGAGGGGTACGTCGGCGACTTCCAGAACGGTGTGACCGTGTTCGACCGGGGCGTGTCACAGGTGTACCTCACCGATTCGCACGCGTCGAACTTCCTATCCAACGTGCTGGTGATCCTCGCCGAGACCAGGGCCTTGCCGGCGGTCACCGACGCGTCCGCGCTGGCCAAACTGACGGTCACCGGCCCGTAATGCCCACCACGGTCGAGCGGCTGCTGACCCACCTGGGGATCGCCCCGGGCCGGCCGGTGGACCAGGCCGCGTTGCAGGACGCGGCCGACTCGGCCAACGACCTCGTCGCCCAGCTGCGGGCCGACCTGCCCCAGCTGGTCGACGAGGACGGGCAGCCGGTCGACCCGGCAACTGTGGTGTGGCCGCCGCGGGCGGACGAGGCGGCCACACTGCAAGCGGCCCGCCTGTACGGGCGGCGCGGGTCCGTGCAAGGCGTGGCCGCGTTCGCCGACGCCGGCGTGTCACTGCTGGCCCGGCTCGACCCGGACGTGCGGGTGCTGCTCGAGCTCGGCGAATATCAGCGATCGGCGTTCGCGTGAGCATCACCGACGAGATGCAGGCGATCGCGGACAAGCTGGCCGCGCAAGGGGTGGACGCCACCTGCGACCCGCGTTCGGCGACCCCGCCGTGCCTGCTCGTGGAGTACCCGAACCTGCGTTTCGACGTCGGCTGCGGCGCGACCGGTGAATGGGGTGTGGTCGCCCTCGCCCCGGGCACCGCGAACCTGGACGCGGTCGACTCGCTGGTGCCGCTGCTCGCCGCGGCGGCGGCGGTGCTGCCGCTCGAACGCGCCGACAAGATCAGTTACATGCTTTCCCCGGACAACCCGCCGGCGCCGGCGTACCGGTGCACGTTCACGCAAGGAGTCGACCTATGACAATCACCGAGTCACGCGTCAAGCAAGGCATCCTCACCTTCGGCGGGTCCGGTGGCGGCACCCTGCCGGACGGCACCGCGTTCGCCTGCCAGGCGACCAACGTGCACGTCACCCCGTCCTACGACGACGACGGGGACAACATCGAAACCCTGTGCGGGGACACCCTGCCGCCTGGGAAGAAAGAAACGTGGGTGCTGGCCGGTACCAGCGTGCAGGACTTCGACGACCCGGACGGGTTCCTCGCCTACTGCTACACGAACGCGATGCAGACCGTCGCGTTCACGTGGGAACCGAACCAGACCGGTGCGCCGACTTGGGCCGGTGAGTGCGTGGTTGTCGCGGTCGAAGAGGGTGGGGACGTGAACACCCGGATCACCACTGACTGGGAGTTCGACGTGGTTGGGCGGCCGACCCGCACTGCGGGTGCCGGTGCCGCGCAGGAGGACGAGCAGCAGGAGCCGGCGGCCTGATGCCCGGCCCGGTCGTCCAGGTCGAAGGGCTGCGCACCCTGTCGACGACGCTGCGGCGTGCGGAGCAGAACCTGGACGACCTGAAGGACGCGAACGCGCGGGTCGGGGCGATGGTGGCGCAATGGGCGTCGGTGCGCGCCCCCCGGCGCACCGGCCGGCTCGGCCAGTCGGTCCGGGCCGGGCGTCAGGCGGGGGCGGCGGTCGTCAGCGCGGGCACGGCCGCCGTCCCCTACGCGGGGCCGATCCACTGGGGCTGGCGGTCCCGGCACATCACCGCCCAACCCTGGGTGTCCGAGGCGGCGGTGGAAACCCAACCGGCGTGGCTGCCCGTCTACCAGGCCGACATCCAGAAGGTGCTCGACACCGTTAAAGGAGTCTGACGTGCAGGTGCGGCGCAGGTTCCGGCTGGTCCTGGCCGGGCAGAAGGTCGAGATCGACACCAACGCGCTCGACCTGGCCAAGGCCGAACGCGAGGGGGAAGGCCCGGTGGTGCAGGGGCTGCGGCTGATGCATCAGGCGTGCCTGCGGCAGCGGGTCGACGGGGTGCCGGTGAAGTTCGACGAGTTCGCGTCGATGCTCGACGAGTTCGACGACATCACCGACGACGAGGACGGCGTGGGGGACATGGACCCTACCCGGCTGGCGGACTAGCGGAGTTCGCCGTGGTGCTCGCCGTCGAGACAGGGGTTCCGATGACCGTGTGGCTGGCCGACACGCGGGCCATGACCACGGCGGTGCGTTACCTCGAGGACCGGGCCGAAGCGGTCAAGAAGGCCCGCTGACATGGGTGCCCCGGCAACCCTGAAGATCGCGATCATCGCGGACGCGGCGAAAGCTGTCGCCGGGCTCAAACGCGTCGACGACGCGGCAGGCAAGGCGGCATCGTCGACGGAGAAATCCGGGTCGAAGTTCGGCACCCTCGCCAAGGTGGCCGGCGCGGCGATCGGCGGGGCCGCGCTCGGCGGCGTGGTGAAGATGTTCAAAACCGGTGTCGACGAGCAGAAAGATTTCCTGTCCGGGCAGGCGCAGCTCGCGAACGGGATCAAAACCACCGGCAACGCGGCGCACGTGTCGGTGGGCGGGCTCGAGGATCTCGCCTCGTCGATCCAGAACTACTCCGGGCAGACCGACGACTCGATCGTCGCGTCGGAGAAACTGCTGTTGACGTTCACCGGGGTCCGGAACGAGGCCGGGAAGAACAACGACATTTTCAACCAGGCCACCAAGATGACCGCGGACATGGCCGCGAAGATGGGTGGTGACGCGTCGAAATACGCGGTGCAGCTTGGTAAGGCATTGAACGACCCGGCCAAGGGCGTGTCGAAGCTGACGAAGATCGGGGTGACGTTCACCGACGCGCAGAAAAAACAGATCGCGGCCATGGACAAGGCCGGGAACAGGGTGGGCGCGCAAAAAGTCATCATGGCCGAGCTGCGTAAGGAGTTCGGCAACTCGGCGAAAGCGGCCGGGGACACCCTGCCCGGGAAAATGGCCCGCGCGCAACGGTCCTTCGAGGACGTGTCGCAAGGGCTGATCGCGTCGCTGATGCCGATCATCACCAAGCTCGCGGACGTGCTGCTGCAGGACGTGCTGCCCGCGTTTGAGAAGGTGATGGGGTTCATCGAGAAACACCAGACCCTGTTCGGGATCCTGGCCGGGGTGATCGGCACGGTCGTGCTCGCGATCAAGGCCTGGTCGCTGGCTCAGGCGATTTTCAACGCGGTGATGGCGGCCAACCCGATCGTGCTGATCATCGCCGCCGTGGTTGCGCTCGGCGTGGCCCTGGTTATCGCCTACAAGAAGTCCGCGACGTTCCGCAAGATCGTGCAGACCGCGTTCGGCGGGATCGTCGCCGTCGCCAAGGTGCTGTGGGCCGGGTTGAAACTGCTGTTCGCGTTCTGGATGCTGCAATTCCGGCTGGTGCTGGCCGTGGTGCAGACCGTCGCGCGGGGCGTGATGGCCGCGTTCAAATGGGTCGTCGACGCGGGCGCCACCATGATCGGCTGGATCCGGAAGATCCCCGGCTGGATCAAATCCGCCCTGTCCGGACTGTTCAACATCATCAAGGCGCCGTTCCTGGCCGCGTGGAACTGGGTCGCTAACAGCCTCGTCCCCGGCATCGTGGGCTGGGTCAAGTCGATCCCCGGGAAGGTCACCTCCGCGCTCACCGGTGTCGCAGAGGCGATCAAGGCGCCGTTCCGCGCCGCCTGGGACTGGGTGGCGCACACTCTCGTGCCCGGCATCATCGGCTGGGTTCAGTCGATCCCGGGGAAGGTGCGGGCCGCGCTGGCCACCCTGGCCGCGATCATCAAGGCACCGTTCTCCGCCGCCTGGTCGTGGGTCAAGACCAACGTGATCGACAAGATCGGCGGCGCGTTCGCCGGGCTGTGGTCGGCGATCAGGAACGCCATGTCGAAGGTGGAAGGGGCGATTACCGCACCGTTCAAAGCGGCCTGGACGTGGATCAAGACCAACGTGATCGACAGGATCGCGTCCGGGTTCTCCACGCTCGGCGCCGCACTGAAGAAACCGATCAACGCAGTCATCCGAGCCTGGAACAACCTCAGTTTCACGATCGGCGGGTTCAAGCTGCCGTTCCCGCCGCACACCAAGTTCCCGTCCGTGACGATCAGCACGCCGAACCTGCCGCTGCTCGCGTCCGGCGCCTACGTCACCCGCGCCACCGCCGCCGTCGTCGGCGAGGGCCGCTCGGCGGAGTTCGTCGCGCCGGAGCCGATGCTCCGCGCGGTGATCCGCGACGAGCTCGGCCGCGGCGGCGGCAACGTGTACAACTTCCAGGTCCCGCCCACCGCGAACCCCGCCGAAACCGGCCGGGTCATCGTCAAGGCGATCCAGGCCTACGAGCGGGCCGCCGGCGCAGGGTGGCGATCCGCGTGAGCACCCTGGTCGCCGACGGCACGGTCGAGATCGCGGTCGAGCTCGGCGTCGGCCGTTCCGCGCTGGAGGGCGTGTGGGACTCCGCGGTGTGGGGCACCAACGTGTGGGGGCAGTCGGACACCAGCCTCGGGGATTGGGTGGACTTCACCTGCGACGTGGTCGACGAGTCGCTGTCCACCACGTCCGGCACGGACCAGACCGACGGGGTGGTGACGCACTGGGCGGCCGCAACCTGCTCGCTGCGGCTGCTCGGCCCCGCCTGGGACCCGTGGCACGGCCCCTACGCCGGGCTGGCGGGCCCGGGACTGCCGGTGCGGATCCGGTGGCGCCCCGCCACCGGGATGGCCGCCCTGGCCGGCATCGCCGACGACGAGGAGGATCTGGACGCGTCGGGCTGGCAGTTCGCGTTCGTCGGCGCCGTCGACGACGAGGGATACAACTGGAACCCGCAGACCGACCCGGCCCGCTCCTACGCCGCGCTCGCCGCCACCGACGGCACCCGCATCCTGTCCGCGTTCGACGGGCTCGAACAAAACCCGCAAGGCGCGCAGGAAACCGCCTCGCAGCGGGTCACCCGCATCCTGGACACCGCGCTGTGGTCAGCCACGCTGCGCGACATCACCGCCGGCGGCGTCGCCGTGCAGGCCACCACGCTCGCCGACAACGCGTGGACCATGCTGCTGCAAGTCGCCGACACCGACCTCGCCCTGCTGTGGATCCGCCGCGACGGCTACGTCTGCTACCGCCCGCTCGGCCGGATCAAGTCCATGGTCGCGGTCGACGCGACCATCGCGGTCTGCCCCGCCGACAGCTCGCAGATCCAGATGGTCGACATGGAAGGCGGGCAGCCGACCGTCACCCGCAACATCGTGTCGATATCCCGGCAGGCCCGCGACGAGACCGACACCCCGGTCACCATCACCCGTACCGACGACGAGTCGGTGGCGCGGTTCCTGCCGCACACCTACCAGCGCACCGACCTGATCCACTGGGACGACGACTGGTCCGGCGTGATCGCCGACGCCGTCCTCGCCGGGTCCGCCTGGCCCCGCGACGCGCCCCAGTCGGTCGAGCTCAACTCCCGGGTCGACCCGCGCGCCGCGCAACTGCTGCTCGGCCTGGACTTCGACCACCGCCTCACCATCACCGACGGTGTCTCGGCGTGGCAGGTCGCGCCGTCCGCGTTCTCCGACGTGCAGATCAACCGGCGTGAGATCACCGGCGTGATCGCCCTGCTGGACATGTCCGCGTGGGCGTCCGGCGCGTGGGACACCGCGAAATGGGACATCGACCAGTGGGGGTACATCTAAATGCCGACCGGACGAATCCAGGTCGCCCCCGGCCAGACCATCGTGTCGGCCGGCTGGGGCAACCCGCTGTGGGACCACTCAGTACAGGCGTTCGCCTCCGCCGCGGACCGTGACAACCAGTTCCCCGCACCGCAGCCCGGCGCGATGTCGTTCACCGAGGACACCAAAACCCTGTGGGTGTTCGTGTCCGGGGCGTGGGTGCCTGTTCCGACCGGCATGAGAATCGTGTGGGGCAGCGTCGCCGTGCCGATCGCGACCGCGAACACCGCCGCCTCGGCCGCGGTCACCTTCCCGGCCGGGTCGTTCACCGCCGCACCGTTCATCGTCGCCGGCATCAGCACCGGCCCACCCGCCGCCGGGTCCGCGTTCGCCTGGCCGTCCGCCGGCACCGCCAGCGGCTTCACCATGAACGCGATGCGGTCCAACACCAGCACACAAACCTGCTGGTACATCGCGATCGGGGCCTGAGCATGAGCACCGTCACCTGCCACACCGAGGGCTGCGACAACAACGGGGTGCCGCTGCAACTCGACCTGACCGTCTACGACCCGGACACCGGGCAACCGGCCGGCACCACCAGCACCGTGATCTGCGGCCCGTGCGGGCAGCCGATCACCGACATTCAGGACGGAGCAGCGTCATGAGCGACCCGGACGGCTGGCCGGTGCAACCGGTCGAGGAAGAACCCGTGCAACCCGAACCCGAACCGGACCCGGTCCGCCGCGACACCGGCGACGCCGCCCGGCTCGAACAGCCCGGCGACAGTCAACGATGACGGATCTAGTGCTTACGGTTGCGCATCCGCGAGCATTCGGCGCAGGTCCGCTTGCCGCCTGCCGCACCGACGCGCGTCCATACCCGATCGAAGTCGGAACCGTACGGACGCCGGTTTCCCATGCCACAAGTGTAAGCGACAGGGAAGGGGGTGAGGCCGATGAGTGAGTACGCGCCAGCCGCGATCACCGCCATGTTCAACACCATCAAGGCGGGTATCCCGTCCGCGCAGATGGCCGGGATTATCGGCGACTCCGCCCACACCTACGGCTACCACCGGGGCCGCAACTACGTGTCGGGCAGCGACTACTCGGTGAGCCAGAACCCGGCCGACCGCAAGGGCGACGGTGAGGCGGCCTGCGCGCTGGACATCTCCTGGGGCAAAGCCGCCGACCAGTACACCGTCAGCCAGCGGCTGCTCAACGCCAAGAACAACGCGACGGCGAAGAAGGTGCTGCGGTCGTTCTTCGGGTCCACCGACGGCTACACGGTGTGCGGCTGGGACTACTACGAGGGCTGCCCGGCCACCAGCGACGACTCCCACCTGTGGCACGTCCACCTGAGCATCACCAGGCAGTACTCGAACGACCACGCCGCCTTACAACAGGTCGCCGCCATCGTCACGGGCGGCGCCGCCCCGTCCCCGGAGGAGGACGACATGCCCAAACAGATCTACCTGTACTCCAAGTCCGGGCAGACCACGAAGCTCGCGAAAGCGAACACCTACTACACCGTCGGCTGGGACGCGTCCCTGTCCGGCACCGGCGGCTCGTCCATGTCCTTGCCCGACTCGGCGACGATCTTCTCCATGGCCGCATGGCTGTACACCACCGGGCTGGCCCCGGATGACAACCTGTACTGGCGGGTCCAGACGTTGGACCGCAACGGCAACGAGCTCGCCAAGTTCCCGGTCGGCGAGGTGCGGGGCACCAGCGGCGGCACCAACGTCGAATTCGCGCAAGTCGGGTCGGTGCCGAAGAAAACGAACCTGCGGCTGCTTGTCGCCGCCACCTGCGCGAACGTGGCGGTGACGCAGGCGTGGTGGCGCTGCCTGTACTGGTAAGCGGGATGCGTGGTGAGACGGTGGCAGGCGCGGGCCCGGCTGGTCGTGCTCGCCGCAGCGTGCATCGCCGGCGGGCTGCTCGTCCCGTTCCTCCCGCAGCAGGACCGGGCCGACGTGCTCGCCGCCGGCCTCGTGTTGGGCGGGGTCGCGATGCTGGTCGTCGCCCTCACCCGCGACGACCGTGATGACAGCCGGGATGATCGGTGAAACCGACGAAGGACTGGGTGGTGCTGGTCATCGCGGTCGCGCTCGGGACCGCGTTGAACCTGGTCACCGCCGGCGTCCTCTACGACGCGATCTTCTCCGAAGGCCCCGGCCTGTCCGACAACGCGGTGCAGCTGCTCACCGGCTGGGGCGGCGGCATGGTCGGCATCATCGGCGCCTACGTCGGGTACCGGGTAGGAACCCAGCAGCATGCTTCGGGCAGCCCGCCCGAGGACGATCCAGCGATCCGAGAGGAACCACCA